TGATGAAGTAATCGGCAACATATACGAAAATCCAGAGTTATTGAAAGAAAATGAATAAAGAAAAAATAATTGATTCAATCTCTATGGTCAACCCATGCAAGCAATCTCTCGAAGATTTAGTCAGGATGCAATTTGATTTTTTCCGGAGAGGATACCATGTAAGATATGAAGATGAAAAAGTTAGCGATGAAGTAATTATTGTGAAATTAGTGGTTTATGATAAGTGAGAAATTACCGACGACCTACCGACGATAAACTGCAAAAGCGATCCTGAGCGTTGGTCCAATGACATCCATTTAAAAATCAATATAAATTGTACGTTTTTAGATGCACTTTTACTATAGGGTAGAAGACTACTTTTACAGTAGAGGAGCGTCACGATGAAAAAATCGAAGAAGAAAAAGCAGTTAATCATTTCTAAAGATTTTAAAGAGAAATTTAACAAAAACATTAATTATTACGGGATGCAGCCGTATGATGCCGCGTGTGTTGCTGGTGTTGAAACGAATATGTCACCAAGACAGATTAAGCTGATTGCGCAAGAATTGCAAGATAGAAAACATTTAGACCTTGTATTCAAAAACGGGATTGATAATATTGCAGCTCGTAATTATGCGTCACTTGATTGCATAATCAGACGGTTGGCGCAAAAGGGGGGACTGTGGGAAGATAAAGGGATTAAGGGCTGGCAGCGTATAGTCAAATCAGGTGAAAGTTTTGTTGAGGTTGATGATGCTATGGCGCAGAATGATTGCCTTAAAGAGATCAACCGTGCGACCAGGACTACTGGAAGCGTGAGCGAATCCGGGGATGAGTCGGAAGATAAAACAATCAATATACGCATTGTATTGACGAAAGACGAAGGTACAAAACCATTGGAAAAGAATTTTATGGGCATAGAATCGAATCCTACGAGGTCGAATACCGGTGGATATTAACTTTGAACTCACATCAAAGCAATCTGACGCATTCCTTGCGTTATGCGATAAGAACGTAGAGGAGCTGGCGTTTGGCGGAGCTAAAGGCGGGGGCAAGAGCGTGCTGGGATGTATCTGGGCTTTCTGGTATGCACGAGAAATAGCGAAATACTGTAATGTCGGCAAGCGCAGATTCCCGATCATTGTCGGGTTCATGGGACGCAAGGTATCCGTAGACTTCAACACCACAACACTGGAAACGTGGAAACAGTTCATCCCGCCGGACGCATATCAGATCATACAGCATAAAAAAATGATTGTACTTGATGATTCCGTTGCGATCCTGTACGGCGGAATGGATGACGAAAAAACAATCAAGAAGTTCAACAGCGCAAATTTGCATTTTTTCTTCATAGACCAGGCGGAAGAAATAAGCGAAACGGATATGGGATTACTGCGAGGGACATTGCGGCAGAGTATTAACGGCAAGCATCTGCCGTATAAAGCATTGTTGACTGCTAATCCGGCAATATGCTGGATTAAACCAAATTTTATAACCACACCGCAGAAGGGGACAAAGTTCATTCAGTCATTGCCGTCGGATAACAAATTTCTGCCTGAAACATACATTGACCAGTTAAAGAAAGCGTTCACATTCAGGAAAGAGCTATTGAACGCATATCTTTACGGCTCATGGGACGAGCTGGATGATGCGTATGTGATCATTAAGAACGTTGACGTTATGCGGGCAGTTGACAACAAACAGTGGGATCAGACGATTGAGAAACGCACCACCGTCGCAGATATCAGCTATGAAGGTGATGATGAAACAGTTATTTACGATATGCAGAATACGAGGATTGTTGATTCAGAGATATACACACACCGGGATTTGATGGATACAGCAGGCCGGATCATTGCGCACCAGAAGAAAAATAAGAGCAATACGATAATGATTGACGTTATCGGGGTAGGGGCAGGGGTATACAGTCGGGTATGCGAGGTATACGCAGATGATCCGAGTGTATCAGTCATAGCATTTGACGGACGGGTTAAGGCAGGCGATGAACAAACATACGCTAATCTGAAAGCAGAAGCATGGTTTTATGCAGCGCATTTGTTTCATGAGCAGAAATGCCACATACCGAATGACACGGTATTGATAAGCCAGCTATCGAGTGTGACTTACGAAATGATGAGCAACGGGAAAATGAGAGTGACACCGAAGGATAAATTGATTGAGAAATTATCGCATAGTCCAGACCGGGGAGATGCGTATGTTATGGGATTATGGGCGTACAAGAATGCGATACCGTACAAGAAACCTGACCGGTATGCGCCGCATTCAGGCAGGGATTACAAATATAAGTTTTCACCGATGACAGCATAAGGAGATTTTTATGGCTGAAAAAGAGAAGGATATCGTTAAACAAGCGTATAAAGATTTGAAATATGCCACTGAAAGTAAACGTGATCTCTTGAGATGCCAGACGGAAGATTTTGAATTCTCGTTAGGCAAGCAATGGGATGACAGTGATATGAAAGAGCTTGAGGACATAGGCGTGCTGGCTCTTACTATCAACAAGATTCATCCGATCATGCAGCTTCTTCTCGGCATAGAATCGCAGAACAGAACAGATTATAGAGCATATCCCGAAGGCGAGGAGGATTCTCTTACTGCTGATATAGTCACTTTACTGCTGAAAAACGCAATGAAACGGAGTGACGGGAATTACAAAATATCAGAGGAGTTTGAGGATGGGTTAATGTGCGGGGAGGGGTATCTTGAGCCGTATATTGACAACACATGGGATTTATTAAACGGGCAACTGAAGTTCAAGAAATGGATGAATGACGAAGTATATGTTGATCCGGACGCAAGGGAGTATGACCTATCGGATGCAAGGTATGTATTCAAAGTTGTACGCGGATTGACAAAAGATGAAGTAATAGATTTATTCCCCGACAAAGAGAATATCATCAAGAAGATTGATTCCGCGAGGATAACCGAGAACAGTTTTACCGGCGGCGAGCATGATGTGTTGGGTGTATCTGTTGAGAAGGAAGGATACCAGGGAGATACCAGCGCACAGGGTGGGGAAGATGCGGAGCAGGGGTTCGATTTAATCGAATACCAATACGTCAAGAGGGTGAAACGCTGGGTCATATTCGACAAGAATCTCGGTGCTGCAAAAATGGTTGAAACCAAAGAAGAAGCTGACGAATATATTAACAATGTCATTGCGTTAGACCCGAAGAATGCAATGGCAGTATCGAAGAAACAGATTAATGTTCCTGAAATATGGAATGCCTCTATTATCGGCAATATTGAGTTATCAAACGAACGGTTATGGTGTTATCCTCTTTGGAAATCCTTTACTCTTTTCCCGTATTATGCCTACAAATCAACCGCAAATATCAAAGATACTGAATACAAGATCAAGGGTATTACCCGCGTAGTAAAAGATTTAAACAGGGAGCTGGATAAACGCAGGACACAGGAGTTGCGGCATTTAGGACAAAGCACGAATTCCGGTTGGTTGGCTGAGCAGGATGCGTGGGTTGATCCTGAAAAAGTTGAACAATACGGGAGTTCACCGGGGATAAATCTTGAGTATAAATCAGGGAAACAGAAGCCGGAACGTATTGTGCCGACCCCATTGTCACAAGGTCATGCGCAGTTAGTCGCTGAACATACGCAGGATATGAAAGAAGCATCGGGGATTAATACTGATCTTCTGGCGATGAATGAGAAACAGGCATCAGGACGAGCGATTCATTTAAGGCAGAAGCAGGGGTTGGTCATGGTGCAGAAACTGTTTGATAATCTTTCCCGGACGAAGCGGCAGATCGGCAGGTTCATTCTTTCGGTATTTCCTGAAATATACGATATTGACAAGGCAATAAAGGTTGTGGGTGATTCGTTTATTGTGAAGAATTTCAGTGAGCCGGTGATGCAGCCGGCGAGAGATCCGATTACAGGGCAGCCGGTTATTGATCCGAGTACGGGGCAGCCGGCGCAGCAGCCGGTACTTGATCCGAAAAATCCAAATCAATTATTGACACGGGTAAACGAGCAGAAGGTTGCGGAGACGTTCAACAATATCCTGAATGACAGCCAGTTAGGTGTATACGAGGTTGCGATTGCGGAGAGTCCGACGAATGAAACAATCCGGTTAGCGAACTCGTTGATATTGACTGAAATGCAGCAGTCGGGGATACCAGTTCCGCCTGATCTGCTGGTTGAGAACAGTCCTCTGCCGGTAGAGCAGAAACAACGGTTTTTAAAATCATTGCAAATGGCGCAGCAGGCAGCCCAGCAGGAGCAATCCGCTGGAAATCAAAGACGGGGAAACCCGAAGGAGAAATGACATGAGTGACGCTGAAAAAGTGGAAGTAGAGTTGCCGGCAGAGAATGTCGAGCCGAAGGTTGAGGAGAAGGCGACGGAGAAGGATTTTGTTGAGGCGGGATTTGCGCCCGAAGAGATTCAAATGGCGAAAGAGCAGGGGATGTTGAAGGAAGAATCGGGCGAGGGGGAGAAAAAAAATGAAGGCAAAGAAAAAGGCGAAGAAAGTAAAAAAGAGCCGGAAAGTAAAGAAAAACAGGAAGGCAAAAAAGCGGAAGAAGGCGAGAAGGTAGACATTGATTCTGAAACATTATCCGACAAAGATATTAAGACGAAGTTAGACGAACTGGAGAATCCAGACGGGACGATCAAAGATAAACGGGCGCATGGTCTTTATTCGCAGATGCGCAGAGACCGGCGGAGACGGCAGGAAGCCGAGGCGGCAGCCCGAAGGAAAGAGGTAGAGAACAAATATCTTTCAGAGAATCTTGAGAAGATAAAATCAGAGCAGGAGAAGATTGAGCAGGAGTTGACTGATCTGAAAGATAAGGGCAACGAATTTTTGACTGATGAGGAGAAGGAACGACGCTCAGAGTTACGCGAGAAGGAGAAAGAACTTAAAGCCAAAGAAACCGAGATTGATGTTAAGGCGAAGAAGGAGCAGGAGAACAGGGAGAAAGCGCAGAATGCCAGCAGGATACTGAATGAAACCGAACAAGAGTTTATCAAATCGCATCCTGATATTGATTTTAACAAATGTGCCGAGTATGCCAACGAGGTGCTGGTGTCGCTTAAAAAAGGCGAGGTTGATTCATTGTTCGACGGGGATGAGATGAAATCAGCGTATGCGGAGAAATTGGCGAGAAGGTTTGTTGACAATTCGGTGAAGCTGGCGCAAGGGGATATTATTGATGAAGAGTTGCCGGTACTGGTGTACAAAATGGCGAAGATTCATCCTAAATATAACAACGGGTCGAAGGAGAAACCTGAAATGAAGGGCAAAGATTTAAACGACGGGAAGATTAAACCCGATATTGACCGCATGATGAGGAATGCGGAGAGGCGCAACACGGCGGCATTGGGTAGTTCTGGCGGCGGACGGATAAAGGTAAGCGAAGATGATTTAACGTGGACAGATGCAATACGTTTACCTAAGAGGGAGTTCGATAAGTTAAGCCAAGCAACCATTGACCGGTTATTAAGGGAATCGTGCAAGTAAATTAATATTCGGGGGTAACTAAAATGTCACTTACAGTTTCGATTGATGCAAATAGACCGGAAATATGGCGTAAAGCGTTGTACAAAGATGTACAGGCAGAGATGTATTTCATGAAGAACAAGATGATGGGCAAAGACGACAATAACATTGTCCAGTTGAAAGATGATTTAAGCGGCAAAAAGGGTGACACCATAGACTTTTCCTTGACCGCTCATTTAACCGGTTCCGGAGTTACCGGAGACGATGAGCTGGAAGGAAACGAAGAAGCAGTCGCGTCGTACAATGAAACCGTGGTGATTGACCAGCTGCGTCATGCAGTTCGGCTGACCGGTACGCTTGATGAGCAGAAGAACGCATACGATATGCGGACTGACGCAAAATCAAAGCTGAAAGATTGGTTAGTGCAAATCAAGGAAAGAATGATTTTCTTGAAACTTGCCGGCGTGAATAACACCACGTTGACGAATGTGGGCGGTGATACAGTTGGGACACGGTGTGCATGGAGCAATACTCCTGCATACATTCCTGATGCTGACACGAACGCCGGGTATGGCGCACGGTATCTGTGCGCTGACTATGCTGCAGGAGCAACTTCACTGGCTGCAACGGATTTAATCACTCCGCTTCTGTTGACCATGCTGCAGACCAAAGCAAAGCTGGCGAATCCGAAGGTTGTACCGCTTCGGATAGACGGGAAAAATAAATACGTTGTATTTATTAATCCTTTGCAGGCTGCTGATCTGGTGAATAATGCTGTTTGGGCGCAGGCACAGAGGGAAGCACGGGAACGCGGGAAAGATAATCCGATATTTACTGATGCATTGGGTGAATGGCGCAACATGATCATTATCGAGCATGAAGAAGTACCGTGGCTTGATGCGTCTGTAGCATTGCACTCTTTCCGTGGTCCGGCTGCTGGGACGGATTTTGCGGTTGATGCTTGCAGAGCAATCCTTTGCGGCAGACAGGCATTAGCAATGGCAGAATGCGACAACCCGAACGCATGGGTTG